ATTTGTTTTGCGTAGAGCCCCAATATCGCCACCAGGAACCTTTACCCAGGCTTCACCTAATCTATCCTCAATTTCGGACAAATTAGGATGCCCCATAATTAAATCTACACCAAACCTATTCCCGGTTTTAATAACCACTTCCGGATCAAATTTTATACCGGGCTCATCGACCAACAACGGATTAACTATATCGATGATAGACTTATGATCTTCTGGATTAGTCCAATAGCACTCAGTAACTTGATCCTCTCCCAAGATCAACAACGTTGCGTTGCACTGTGGGTCAAGGTCTATATATAAGACTTTTTTGCCCATTTTCTGCGCTAAACCCGCAGCAACGTTACAAGAAGTTGTCGTCTTTCCGACACCTCCCTTGTTATTAAAAAATGCTACCACCTTGGCCATAAAATAAGTCCTAAAGGAAACTGGTTATCAGCAAAAAACGGGACAAAATATCAAAATGACATCATTTCGTCCAGAAATTGTTGGAGTGCATGGACCAGCATCCGAAAGGACCAAAAGAAGTATCAGTTCGTTATGCCGCATCCCTTTGGCCCGCTACTGCGCAATCAATCCAGGCTACCCCAGCTCTAGCTAACTCTCTCGCCTTTCCTTCACTGATGCCGTACTGCTTGCCAACTCGCGCCATAGGCCACTTTGCGCCGTAATACAACCAGATAATCTCGCCCATTTGTTGATCACGGTGAGAGAGCTTAGCCAGGGCATTGTCTATCGCAATCGCCCAGTCGTCAGTGATGGCGTAATTTTTACTCGCGGCCGTCTGCGGCACTGCCTGACACATCAATGCGAATGTTGGCGAGGTATAACTGGGAACCCCTGCCCCATCCATACGCCACCACCCCCACTGCTCCAACAGATACTCGGTGTCACCCAACGGTCGGCCTGCCGGCTTGCGAATCATCATGCTCTTAATCCCCTGTGTAATTTGTGCCGCCCGCCCCCAGGCGGTTCGATTTCTCGTACTGTCGATGTGATCCGGCTAATTTGGCCGAGTGTTTCAGTGCCGCAATTTCGCGCTGAGCCTGCTGCAACTTGAAGCTCAACTGGGTAATCAACTCGGCCGAAGAAAGCACCAACCTGCTGCCCATAATCACCCAACCTGAGCCATTGCAATCAGTGCAAACCAGCTCATAAAACACCCCCTTTACTACTGCTTTTCCCTTGCAGATCAAGCATGGCTCCAGCTCGATCCGTTCCCGCTCAAAGCCAGGCACTGGTCTTTTCTGCATGGTTCAAAACCTCGCCCTTAACAAATTGCGGAATTGACTCGCAGGCCACGCTATTCAAGGCGTCTACGAGGTTTTGCGAATCTACATATCTAGCGCCTGTCTGCTCATGGATCGCCGTGAAGCCACGCTCATCTAACCAGTTGTGCCACTTCACCAGCGCCAGCCGGCGCTGCTCCTTGGCTTGGGTGTTGATGTAGGTCGAAGCAATCTTGCCCAGGGAGTGGTTGAGCAGCATCTCGCCGATATGGCCGTCGACGCCGAGGTCAGTCCATGCGGTACGCGCCACCTTGCGCAAGTCGTGGCTGGTCCAGGCGCCCTGCCCCAATCGGGTGAATACCGCGCTGGCCTGGTTATCGCTGAGCGGCTTGCCTCGGCGAGACGGGAACAGAAACGGTCCCTCATACCCTTGGGCGGCCTGCCGGTCGCGGTAGCGACGCAGCAACGCGCAGACTTGGTCGGTCAGTGGCACCCGCAGTTCGGTCTTGCTCTTGGTGTGTTCGGCCGGCAGGAACCACTCACGCTCAGGCAGCGCGATGTCGGCCCAGCGGGACTGACGGGTTTCGCCAATGCGGGTACCGTGGCACAGCATCATCAGGGCCAGCATGGCGTCACCGGGTGCACCCTCGAATCGCTCCGCCAGCTGTTCCACCAACTCGGGCACCTGCACATCGCGCAGGCGAGCGGGCTTGGGCAGGATGCGTGCCGTCGTGAAATTGATGAACTTGAGCTCGGCCATCGGGTTGGCCGGGATCAGGTCGAGCTTACGGGCCTGACGAAAGGCCACCGCGAGCAGTCGGTACAACTGCTGGACGTACGACAGCGACAACTCTGCCTGAGCCGGCCACATCAGCAGCTTGTCGAGGGTCTGAGCATTGACGTCGCGGATCAGCAGATCACCCAGGCGCGGCTTGAGCTGGCAACTGATGGCTGACTTGCCCGCGGAGCGGCGCTTAGCGGACAGTGCGCGCGAGCGCGCCATGCGATCGCCAAACCAGTCCAGCAGTTCGCCGACGGTTACCCAACCCGAAACGCTGGCTGCACCATCGGCCGCCACTCGCAAACGCACTGCCGGTAGCGCTGCGACCACCTGTTTGGTGCTCAGGTCGGGAAACCCGCCAATGCGGTGCCACTGACGCTTGTTCAGCAGATACCAGGAGCCACGGCTGCGATTCTTCGCATATCGGAAATGCAACGCCGGGTGACTTGCATCTCGCAGGTCACGCACATGCTCGAGCCTGGCGTTGCGCTGAATCTCGGCGTCTGACAGTTTCACGGTCAGGGTCTTGATCAGGGTGCTCAATCGGTCGCCTCCGGCTGGGCGAGACGGTCCACCACCTCAAACGTGGAAGGCCACATCCACGCACCATAACGCTTGGCCATGGCCTCGTCGGCGAACAGGGCCAAGGCATAGTCCGGTGTGCTACCCAACTCCATCTTGAAAGAGCAGCAAAACACCGCGAAGCGGTAAGTGGCCGGATCGGGAACAGCGAGTCGCTGAGAGTCCATCAGAACGATTCCTTTTTTCGGTAACGGTTGGCCAGGCTGGTGACTTTCTCCGGCTGCTCGACAGCCTCTGGCTTCCACCCGGCAGCAAGGTTTTCAAAACGGTTGTACTGGCCGAGGAAGGCCGTGCGGACAGTGCCCATCTCGATGTCACGACCCTTACCGATGATGATTTCGGCAATGCCCTTGGCTTCGGTGTTTTCGTGATAGACCTCGTCGCGGTACACGAACAAGATCACGTCGGCGTCTTGCTCGATGGCGCCTGACTCCCTCAAGTCCGAGGGGATGGGGCGCTTGTTTGGGCGTTCTTCGCATTTGCGCGAAAGCTGACTCAGCAGCACGACGGGAATGCCAAGTTCCTTGGCGAGCAACTTGCAGCCGCGGCTGATGCTGCTGACCTCTTCGGTGCGGTTGCCGCCCTCGCCTTCCAGCAATTGCAGGTAATCGATCATCAGCAGGTCCAGGCCGTAACGCATCTTGTGGCGGCGGGCCAGCGAGCGGATGCGACCAATCGACGAGCCGGCGCGGTCGGCGATGTACAGCGGCGCGCGGCGAAGCACGCCGGCCGCAGCAGAGAGTTCAGCGCCATGGCTCTGGCATGCCGTCCCGTTCTTCACCAAGGTGAGTGGGATACGCCCTTCGGAAGCCACAGCCCGGTCCAGCAGCTGGCCTTTGTTCATCTCCAGGCTGATGACGAGTGCTGACTTGCTCTGGCGCACCGCCGCCTCGACAACAAACCCCATGGCAAGCGTGGTTTTGCCCATGGCAGGACGGCCAGCAACGATGTACAGGTGATCCGGTTGCAGGCCACCCAGCTTTTCGTCCAAGTCCCGCAGGCCGGTCGACAAGCCGATCAGTGTTTCACCGCGGGCGTGACGATCATGACGCTCCTGCCACACCTCCAGTTGGTCGGCCAGCACGTCACCCACTTTGACGATGTCGTCATCACCCGATCCGCAGTCAATGGCCATGGCCGCAGCCTGGACGGCGGCGATTTTCGCCTGCACATCCTGATCGCTGTGCGCGATATCCATGGCCTGGCTGCCCAGGTCAAACAAAGACCGCTCGATGGCCCTCTCTCGCACGATTCCCGCGTAGGTCTTGGCGCTGGCAACGCTCGGAGTGCCATTTACGATTTCGGCGCAGTAGGCAAACGCCGGGGAGCCACCGGGCAAGTCGCCAACGTGGTCACCCACGGTGAGGAAGTCGACGGATTTTCCGGCCGCGCGAACCGCTAGGATCCCCCGGTACACCTCGGCGTTTTCCGGGAAGTAGAACGATTCGGGGGACAGGTCGTCGCTCAGGGAGTCGATCAGTTCAGGGCGCTGCATCATCGCGCCCAACAGGCCGTGTTCAGCCTCGGTGTTGTAGGGATCACGCATTGTAATTGCCCTCCACAACCTTCACGAAGTTGCTCGGGGCGATCAGCCAATCGAAGTTGCAACGGAATGGACTGCCACCAGAGGCAGCCACCTCCCCCATCAGGAATTTGCTCGAGCGCACCTGGGCGAAATACTCAGCCCAGAAACCGAGATCCTGGTGCACGTCGCTCTCGTTCCAACGAGCATTGATCTTGGCGATCCGATCCTTGGTCAACATCACGACGCGAGGAAACTCCGGGATCGTCGTGTTGAACAAATCGACGATTGCCTGGGTTGGGCACTTCGGCTTCGAAATCTTCGATGGCGATTCATCGTCAACAAGAGGTGACGGTTCACTTGATGGTTCTATTACGGTTCTGGGTGCGGCTGCTGCGGGGGTTCCTGTCGTGAGCTGCGGGGGTGATGGTGCAGCTGCTGCGGGGTGCGACTCTTGCAGGGGTGCATATGCTGCCGGGGTCAAGGTGTACATCGTCGAGCGCCCCATCCGTTCGCGGACAGTCAGCAGGCCAACCTGACCCAGCCACTTGATGGCCGTTTGAACGGTCCTTTCAGCAAGGCAGGTGCGTTCTGAAATACGTGCAACCGATGGCCAGCAAACGCCCTCATCGTTTGCGTTATCTGCCAACGAGATCAGCACAGCTTTTTGTGGCCCGCTCATCCCCTGAAGCGGCCAGCACAAGCTCATGATTATGGTGCTCACAGCTGATCTCCAGTTTCAGATTCAACCGTGACGCTGAGCCGTGACACGTTTAACAATTGCTCGAAAAGTGTCACGACACGGTAGGTATTGCCGGGAGTAGCGATCGTGTTCATAATGGCGCCTCAGTGTTTTGCGTTGTGAAGAAGCCGGTCTAGCCACCGGCTTTTTTGTGCCTGCGATTCAGGCGGTTACTTTTCCGAAGACGCGACGAATCCCGCCGGTTGAGCTACCGCCCACAGCGTTCAATGCCCCCAAACGTCCTGATGTTTTGCCGTCCATTTCCTTTCCCCTAATGCTCTTCCTGGTGCGAGCGACTTAATTGTCAGCTACGCCTTCATTGCTCATCGGCCCCCGCCAATGCTGTTTCGTTTCGGTAAAGCGCCTGCGTCTCAAGCAACCTTTACCGACTGCTCCATCACGTTTAATTCGTGACGGACATGCTCGATTTCTTTGCGGATAACTTGTTTCTCAATCTGAGTTACCCGGCCGTCATCCAGCGCACTGTGCACAGCCAGAGTCAGGTCAGCGATTTCCTTGCCGACGTGCATCATCGAAGCTGTGAGCGCCTTTGGCGCCGGAGCGTCCTTTTTCACTAGGTCGAAACCGAATTGATCAGCCAAGGCGGCGAGCGGGCGCATGTCGCTGGTGTGCAGCAGGACCCCGAACAAGTGCTCAACGGTTAGGTGATGAGCATCGTTGTCAGGGTTAGCACGCTGCAGCAGGCTGACGTGGGGAACCCCCATCTGGCCGGCCAGTACCTTCGCTTCGTTGTCCAGGACCGCGCTTTGGCAAGCCCGAAGAAATTCATCCATCCGTAAAACCTCTGTTTTGTTTCAGTGGCTGCATGCCACTACGGGTTGCAAAATGTTTCTCACCGGTTAAGCAGCGCTCACCGAAGGTTTGGGTTCAGCACAGAGCTCACGGGCGGTGATCAATCCATTGGTCAGCTCTTCTGCCTTGAACGCGGTTTTCGCACTCATGGTGTAGGCGCCGGTGACCCAGTAGGAAACCGCTGCTTGAGTAACCCCCAGCGCCAGAGCTGTTTTGGTTTGCCCGCCGAAGTGCTCGACAAGCCTTTCGATAGGGGTCATAGAGAGCTCTCCTAATAAGCACGCTTATATCGTATAAAGAAGGAGGCTTATTTGCAAGAGAATAAGGGAACTTATAAATTTACAGGCATGACGACACTAGCCGAACGTATGAAGCTCGCACGCAAGCATGCGAACCTTACCCAGAAAGCACTGGCCGAAAAGGCTGGTGTTGAGCAGCCCGTAATCTCTCAGCTGGAGACGGGTAAGAATCAGCAGAGCGCCCATCTCGCGAAATTTGCGCATCTCTGCGGCGTCAGCGCAATTTGGCTGTCTGACGGAATTGGATCTATGACTGATAAATCGTCGGGTGACTCCAATGTGCGGATGGCTCAGCAGCCCGCAACGCTTTACCGATATCCCGTAATCAGTTGGGTCTCAGCCGGAGCTTGGGAAGAGGCGGTTCAGCCCTACCCCGACGGATTTTCAGACCGCTACGAGCTTTCTGATTATGACTCCAAGGGCCCGGCGTTTTGGCTTGAGGTAAAAGGTGACTCGATGACGGCACCAACCGGCACTAGTGTTCCCGAAGGAATGCTCATCCTGGTCGACACCGAAGCCGACGTTAAGCCTGGGAAATTGGTGATCGCCAAGCTACCTGCTAGCAACGAAGCCACGTTCAAGAAGCTTGTAGACGACGGTGGCGTGAGATATTTGAAACCGTTGAACCCGGCTTACAAGATGGTTGAGCTTGATGAGAGCTGCAAAATCATCGGTGTTGCAGTGCGTATGACTGGGAAGCTGTAAAGACCCAGTCTCACTCAGCCACAGAACAGCGCAAGCCCGCCCAGTGCGGGCTTTTTCTTGCCTACCCCCAAAAAGAGTACAAATGTACTCTTCCCATATTGCCGTTTTCCTACGGATCAAATACTGTTCATCCATACAGGATCCCAAGGAGGACTACATGAACCAGAGCGCAACCAACATCACCTTCGTGCCCAATTCTTACGAGCACGTCGGCCGTCGAATTCAGAAAATGGTTTCCGACCCAAAAGTGCAAAAGCATCAGGCGGTCAGCATTACTAGGCGACAAGATGAGGCGCCTGAAGCTTGGGAACGAGTGCTCCAAGAACTAGACGAAACTGACGGGATCACGGTTGATCGCCTGGATCAGGATTGCGTGCGTATCGGATGGAAGTGTTACATCGAGTTTTGAAGGAAGCCCGCGTAATGCGGGTTTTTTATCGGCTCAAGAAAATTCTATAAGCATACTTATTGACGCAATAGGATAAGCAGGCTTATATTTGTTTCACGCCAAACTGATATGGCCAGCAGCGAAAGCCGCGCCACTCTTTAACAGTCAGCGAAACAAACAACAGACCGCATTGCCTCTACCGGCGACCGGCGAGCAGACAGGCCCGAAATCCTGCCAACGACAGGAACAACCTGGACGGCTGCCCGATGGTGAAAGGCCAAAACCGTGTGAATGACCCGTCAAGCAATGCGCCCCGCCCCTTCTGGCGGCAATCGGAAACAAATTGCACCTAACCGGAAAAGTTTTTCCATATCACTCAAAGAGGGATTACACCTATGCAGCATTAACGGCTTCACTTTGGTAGCGCAGAAAGGCCAGAAGGCTGCGCCGAAAATCCAAACAGGCAGCGGACAGTTGTGGTGTAGATGGCGCCCCGCATCGGCCAGCCCTGAGCTGGTAGCCCACCCGAACGCATCTGTTACCACCGATGATGAAACAAACCCAGGCCGGCGCCAGTAGCGGGCCTGGGAGGTGCTCACGTAGGGAGGTCTTCGTGACGCAAACAAAAGCCCGGTTCCGATCGGGCTTTTTTACGCCTGCCTTTATCCGTCAACACTCTCCCCTGCGCCCAACGGCAACCAGCAGGCTACCCGAGTGCTGACGAATACACGCACCCCACACCGAGGCATCCAGCCATGCAAATGCACACACTGCTGCAACAACGCCGAGACGTCCTCGGCGCGCTGTTGATTCGTACCCAAGCCGCACGCGGAGAATTCGCCCGGCTCGCCAATTTGCCGACGTCCAAGAAACCCGTGCGCTTTCAGGTGAAGTCCGTCGGGCCGAAGGCTTACCACATTGTCGATCTGGTCACCGGCAAGACCAGAGGCTTTCGCTTCGAGTATGTATCCGCTGTCGACTTCGCCATCCATCTTGAGGAAAAGGCCAACCGCCTTCCAGGAGGTGCGCAGTGATCGGAGTATCTTGTCGAAGGGACTCGACCGGCGAAGCCAATCCTCTGGAATGTCAGCGTATGCGTGATCCCGCCCAGCGGCGAGAAAACCATCCACGCAATGACAATGGCCAGCGCGCTGATATTCGACCTGGTCCCGGCCGTGAACGAGCGAGTTTGCGAGTTGATTTCAGAGGTTGGTGCGCAGGTGATCGGCGCAGCTGGCTCGTCCACAGCCGTGGGCCCTAAGAAAAAGAGGACACGCTAAAGGCTTTAGCGTAGAAAATTCGATCGGCGAAGACTGGCAGCGAGGAAGAAATCAGGCTGCACTTCATGGCCAGCACGCGCCAGGCACTGGCTGAGTTGATGGCCCCGAGCGGCATCGAGGAACAGGGCAAGGCGTTCACGCTAATTATTCATCACCTGATGCCTTGGTACCGCGTGGTGCACTGCCTATGCTCACGCCGCCGCGCCACAAGATCACGGAGTCTCCGTCTGTGGCGCAGAAAGTAGAAAACTTCCGAAGCGGAAGGCTTCGGAATAGTCCCCCGGATATGTTTGCTTCAACCTTGCCCCTTCGAGAAGCTAACGCCGCCGACCGAGTAGTCATTTTCGTGTACATATAGCATTTCATTGAGCTTAAATAGTTTGTCAGGGTGCTCTCTATTGAAGTCTTCAAACCACGCATCGACCCCTACCATTAATTCAGAGCAAAACTGTGCAGCATTTAGGTGTAGCGTATTTGCAATTTGAATTCGGTGCATCGGCAGTGAGCTGAAGTGAAATTTATCAAGAACTCCCTTTTTGGCCTGGTGAGATACATCACTAAAACCTTGGTGGAGCATAGAGCACCGAAGAACGTAGCAATCGTCACCACTCATAAAAGTATGTTCACCGCTGGGCATATCTATCGTATACGTCGCCTTCATGTACTTATCAAACCAGGCCGCATATTTCTTCCCATTCGTCCTATTGTCGTCAGACTCCAACCTTGAGCAAATATCGGGCAAAGACAAAGTGATGAACAGTGCAGCATTCCAATTTTTATCAGCCAAGGCCCTGCTTATTGAGTTTGTAAACTGATTCATGCCGCAGCAACTCCCAATAGAATTTCTAGTGAATGGACTCCATTAATATCCCACCCCACCCAAAATTACCACCATGCCGTATCCGGGCATGGGGCGGTGTACACTTGGGGAAGATAAGATATTGGTCAATCTACCTATCCGTATAGACTTGCTCCCGCAGGACCTAATGGGAGCCATCAACAAAAGGGGTGGTTTCAAGTTCGGAAAATCTAGGGAACCCAAATATGCGCATAGTCACCCCCAACATTGGTGAAACTGTAAAATTCTGAAACCCCTCTTTCTGCGAGACCCTTAGGTATACAACTTGAATCAACCCCCCCAGACCATTAGCGTTTGGCTCATCAAAATCAAAATCTCTAGCAACACCAGCCTCCATCTCCCCGAGCAACTTCCCAACACTTCGATTATTGTCGCAAATAAAATAAACAACTACATTGTGAACTCGATAACCGTTATTCACCAAACGATAAACAACCTTGCCCCCTGTAGCTACGGCCCCAGCGATACTGATTCGAAATGCAGGCTCAAATGGATGCTCATTGGCATCGACCAACTGATTCTGCCCTCTCACCAACTCTTTTAGTTCTTCTGCCTGCATACGCAACGCCTCTGAGCTAAGTTTCAACTCACGACCCTGTTGAATATAACCGAGCACCAACCACAGAAATGCAACTGGCCCGAACACTCCAGCAGCTAGATCTCCAATTTCATTTAGTTTTAAAAGTATAAGCTCTTCGAATCTCGACCCCGTTATGACAATTGCACCGCCGACATATACGGCAGTGATATGCGCTGCCCACCATTCAAAACTCCTGCTGCCCCACCACTCGGCTTGGAGCCTCCAGTAATCGCAATACCGCTTCAAAATATTTCGTCCCTAATGAATTAACCCAGACACAGTAACAAAAGATCGAACACTCAGCAGCAACTCCCTCCCCCTTCAAAGTCAGCCGCTATAGCGGCCTCACACTCCCCTCATGCGATTACCACAATCCACTTACCAGCCTGCCGGTGGACGGCGGGCAAGGAACCCTGATGACTAAAGAAAAAGTGTACGACGAACAAATCAGCCCGCTGGTTCATAAGATCATCGCCATCTGCAGAGAGCATGAGATTGCCCTGCTGCTTTCCGCTCAGCTTGAGGACGAGGATGAGCGAAAGCTGTTCTGCACCACCATTCTTCCCGGAACGGATGAAGTGTCCTGCAAGAAGTTTACCCATGCGCTGCAGATCATTCGCCCGCCAAGCCGCTCCTTTATGCACATGACCGCCACTCAAGCCGATGGCAGCCAAACGCTAACCGCAATCATCTGACCTATCCCTACCTTCTGCCGCCACGCGCGGCATGGAGCTCCAAAATGGAAACTGAAATCCTCTCGGACGAAGAGCTGGCGGCTCTGACCGGCTACAAAGCCAGAGCTTATCAACGGCGCTGGCTGGTGGATCGCCAGTGGGTGTTCGTCGAAAGTCGAGGCAAACGTCCCCTGGTTGGCCGGATGTACGCCCGTATGAAACTGGGCGTGCTTTCCCCAGCCATCGCCGATCCCAACCAACCTCCGGCGGCTTCGGCATGGACGCCTGACTTCTCTCGAGTGAATTGATATGCGCCCCCGCAAAGCCGAAACACGCAATTTGCCGCCACGGATGTATCAATGGACGCGGCCACGTAAAAGCGGAAAGGACTGGATTGCCTACTACTACCTGGACCTCACCGGCAAGGCGATCTCATTAGGTAAGGATTTGGACCAGGCCAGGATCAAGTGGGCGGAACTCGAAGCCAAGGAGACGCCGCTAGACCTGCGCACCATGAAGGGCATCTTCGACCGCTACATTCGTGACATCGTGCCGAAGAAAGCAGCGCGCACTCAAAAGGACAATTTGGCGGAGATCAAGCAACTGCGCCCCATGTTCGACAGCGCCCCAATCGACTCAATCACGCCAGCAACGATTGCCGGATACCGGGATGCACGCACTGCCAAGGTACGGGCGAACCGCGAGATCGCGACCCTTTCCCATATCTTTAACACAGCTAGAGAATGGGGCCTCACTGCCAAGGAAAACCCTTGTCAGGGCGTCCGCAAAAACAAGGAGAAGCCGCGGGACTATTACGCAAATGATGTGGTTTGGGATGCGGTCTACAAGAAGGCAGCGCAAGAGCTGAAAGATGCTATGGACCTGGCCTATCTGACCGGTCAGCGGCCTGCAGATGTCCTGGTTATGCGGAAGGATGATGTCGAGGGGGATTACCTGATGGTGCAGCAGAACAAAACGCACAAAAAACTCCGCATTCAAATCAACGCCGGAGGGGCCGCAAACACCTTGGGTATGCTGATCACGAAAATTACGGGGCGCAATGCGCAGCACCTGTCGAGCTACCTGATCGTCAGCCGGCACGGCAAGCGGATGACTGCGACGATGCTGAGAAAGCGTTGGGACGTCGCCAGGGAGGCAGCGCGATTAGAAGCCATCGAAGCTAATGACACGCTTCTGGCGGGCAGAATTGGAGAGTTTCAGTTCCGCGACATCCGGCCAAAAGCCGCTTCGGAAATAACTGACGTCGGCGAGGCGAGTCTGCTCCTCGGACACACCAAAGGCGACATCACCGAGCGGGTTTACCGCCGAGTCGGCGCCATTGCCAGGCCATCAAAATAAGCCAAAAAACCGTTATAAAACTCAAACAGCGCCCCTTGTAGAACGCGGTCTACAGGGGTGCTGCAAAACAAAAGTATTGGAACGAAAAAAAGCGGCATGCCGCGAATTCAGAGGACTTCTATAGCGGACTTGAAAACCGTCGACTGTAACAGGTCCATGAGTTCGAATCCCATCGCCTCCGCCATCTTTATACGACAAAGCCCTGATTATTCAGGGCTTTGTCGTTTCTGCGGCAAACGTTTTCTGGTGCAA